CGCTGGCCGTCCGGTACGGGTACCGGAGCGGCGCTCACGTCCAGGTGTCGCAGGACAAGCCAGCTCCTCCCGTCAGGACCCGCCCGGGACCGGGCGGGACGCTAATCGAAGAGTAACAGGTGGGAGGACGCGCCTAGCCGCTAATCGCGTCCCTGCCCGGCATCGCACATGTCGGCCGCTCACCGGGCGGCGGTGACTAGTACGTCCCACCCGCGTAGTGCCCCCTCCGCGTTTGACGGCGGACCGCACCCGTTCCAGGCATCCCCGAAGGGACCGGATACGTGCGTACCTGTACAGGCGGGGGCGTGAAGCAGAGCTAGCTGACAGCTTAATGGCGAGCCAGTCAGCCCTGCGCAGACCAAGGTAACACACTCGAAGCCCGGAGGGAAGGGACCGCATGGGCCTTGTCGACCGGGTACGCGAAAGCCGCAACGAGCAGCGCACCATAGCAGGAGTGCCCTGGCGACCCTGGGATAGTCCCTACACCAGGTTCGACACAGGCGGGCCGCTGCACCCCACCCGTTCCATGTACGGGGTGGATGAGGGGCTGCGCCTGGTCCCCCTGTACGCCTGCGTGCGGCTGATCGCTGAGTACATATCGTCGCTGCCGCTGAAGCTGTACATCAAGACACCGGACGGCCACCAGAAGCGGTGGGAGGGCCCGTCGATCTTCGAAGACCCCGCGCCCGGCACCAACCTGATGGACTGGCTGTACGAGTGCCTGACGTCGCTGCTGCTGCACGGCAACGCGTGGGGGTACATCCTGTCCCGCGACGGTTACGGTTACCCGCAGCAGATCCAGTGGATGCCACCCGAGATGGTCACCGTCATCGACGACGAGATCGGGCCGTTCAACCCGCTGCGCACCCGCGTGTACTTCTACGGCCGGCTGATGCGCCGCGAGGAATACTTCCACATCAAGGCTTTCAGCCTGCCCGGCAGGACCGAGGGGATCTCCCCGCTGCGCGCGTTCGCGATCACGATCCTGAACGGCATCGAGGCCACCCGGTACGGCACGGACTGGTTCAAGGCGGGCGGTTTCCCGCCCGGCACGTTCAAGAACAACGAGATCGAGATCAACCCGGACGACGCGTCGGAGATCCGGGCGATGCTGAACACCTCGATCCGCCGCCGCGAACCGCTGGTGTACGGCCGCGACTGGGACTACCACCCGGTGACGGTCCCGCCGTCAGAGGCGCAGTTCATCGAGGCGATGCAGATGAACGCCACACAGCTCGCCGCCGTGTACGGGCTGCCACCGGACCGGGTGGGCGGCAAGCGCGGCGATTCCCTGACCTACTCCACCACGATGCAGTCGGCGCTTCAGATCATCGAGTCGCTGCGCCCGTGGATGGTCCGGCTGGAGACGGCGTTCTTCACCATCTTGCCGCAGCGCCGGTTCGCCCGTTTCAACTCCGACGCGCTGCTGAAGACGGACCTTCAGGAACGCGCTCAGATCTACAAGACGTGGCGTGAGATCGGGTTCAAGCCGATCGACGAGATGCGCGACACCGAGGACCTGGAGCCGCTGGCGAACGGGACGGGTAAGGACAACATCCCGCTGGAAGCGATCGTGGCAATGTCCCGGTCGGTGCGGGCTATCCCGAATGAGCTTCTGCCGCAGGTCACGCTGGAGCAGCGCCTGCTGTACGAGTACCTCCAGTCTCTCGCCGCGGACCAGGAACCTTCTGGCCTGCCACCGGGTGCGGGACAGCCGCAGGGCACGGGCGCGCAGAACGCGCCGCCTGCTATCAACGTCCCTGGTGGTGCTGGTGCGAACTTCAGCAGCGGCGGACCGGGCGGAAGCTTCCAGCCCCCGAACGTGCTCCAGCAGATCGTGAAGGACATGCTGTCCGTCCGCAGCAGCGAGGACGGCACGTACGGGCTACCGGAAGCCGTACTTGACAAGATCGTCGCCGCGGTCCGCCAGGCGGAACGCGACGAGGCCCTGGGTCCCGAGTTCGTGGGCCCGTGGATCCCGCCAGCAAGCGCCAACGGCAACGGGAACGGGAACGGGCGTCACTGATGCCGTGGTCGGTACGGGAGAACGACGACCGCTGCCCAGCATCAAAACCGTGGTCGGTGGTAAACGATAAGACCGGTGACCTGCGCGGTTGCCATCCATCTAAGGAATCTGCCCGGCAGCAGCAGCAGGCTCTGTACGCGAACGTGCCGGACTCCACGCCAAGAAAGGCTGAACGAATGGCTGAATTGTCCAGCGCCGCGATCAACGACCTACCGGACAGCGCATTCGCCTACATCGAGGGCGGCGGCATGAAGGACGCGCAGGGCCGGACCACGCCCCGGAGCAAGCGGCATTTCCCCGTGCACGACGAGGCCCACGCACGGAACGCACTGTCTCGTGCCTCGCAGTCGCCGTTCGGCAAGATGGCCATGCCGAAGATCATGGCGGCTGCGCGGAAGTTCGGCATCAAGCCGACCGCTGTGCAACGTGCTTTCGGCGGCATGGAGCCGGACCCGGAGGCTTTCCCTGAGCGGCGGTTCATCCGGTTCCCGCTGGAGCTGCGCAGCGACCCGGTGGGCAAGGAAGGTCCCGCGCACATCTGGGGTTACGCGGCGTGCTTCGGCAAGCTGTCGCGCCGGCTCGGCGGTTTCGTCGAGCAGGTCAACCGGAACGCGTTCGACGAGTCCAAGCAGGAGGGCTGGCCGGATGTGGTGTGCCGGTACAACCACAAGGATGACGCGCTGCTCGGGACTACGTACGCGCGGACGCTGAGCCTGTCCGTCGATGACACGGGCCTGATGTACGACGTGATCCCCCCGGACTCCCGCCGGGACGTCCTGGAGTACGTGCAGCGCGGTGACATCCGGCACAGCTCGTTCGCTTTCCGCGTGTTCCCCGGCGGTGACGAGTGGGGTGTCAGCGAGTTCGACTACCCGATGCGCACCCTGCACGCCGTCCAGCTGATCGACGTGGCTCCCGTTCTCGACCCGGCATACCCGGATGCGACGGCGGCGGCCCGGTCGATGGACGGCGCTGTCCGTTCCCTGTCGGAGTGGGTGCAGGCCGAGCCGGATGAGGTCCGGGAGCGCCTGGCGGAGAACCGGGCGATGGAGTTCTTCAAGAGGACCGACAACATCGGCCCGGCGCGGCAGGCCAAGCAGCAGCAGGAGCGCAAGAAGACCCTCACGGGTGCGCTTGCCCTGCTGGACCTGCTGGACAACGCCGAAGACCCGTACGCGGACAAGTGAGCACCCCGGGCCCGGCGAACGAGGAGAGCCCGCTGGACGAGGATGGCAAGCTGAAGTCCGAGGGGATCAGGTTCGCCGACACCGAGTACGAGGGAAGCCCTAACCCCGGTGGTTCGATACCCGAGGGTGAGCAGGGTGAGGGCCAGGAGTAAGTGGAAGTGCCCGGAGTGCGGGCACCTCAATCCTCCCTTCACTAAGACTTGTCGCATGTGCGGTAAGTAAGATAATTTAATAGTTGCCACCGAGGCCGTAGCCACCCTCCTGGGTGCGGACGGAGCCGGTTCTATCACAGATCCGTCCGTAGTAGTCAGGAGGGCCAGGAATGGCTAGTGAGGTCGCTAAGCGCCTTCGCGACCGCCGGCTGAACGTCTGGAACGACGCGAAGAAGATCGCTGAGGACGCAGCCGCCGAGAACCGCGCTTTCACGCCCGAGGAGCAGGGCAAGTGGGACGCGATGCAGGAAGAGATGCGCACTCTCGACCAGCGCATCGGTGCGGTGCTGGACACCGAGAAGCGGGCCAAGGCCGCTGACGACGCGTTCAACGACCTTGAGGGTCGCCCGCGTGAGAGCGGTGGCGAGCAGCGCCAGTCCGACATCGCCGCCGAGGTCCGCAAGTGGGCCCGGGGTGAGGACGGGGCTCCCCGCACGCTGGAGATCCGCCGTCAGGCAGCCGGGCCGGTCAACTACCGGACCCTGGTGACCACGGGCACCGCTTCGTCGATCATCCCGACCGACTTCTACGACCAGCTCATCGCGCACCTCATCGAGGTGTCGGGCGTGATGCAGTGCGGTCCGACGGTCCTGAACACCGGTGGCGGCGAGACGCTCCAGGTGCCGAAGACCACCGCCCACTCCACCGCCGCCTCGGCGGCGCAGGCGGGCGCTATCCCGACGTCTGACCCGACGTTCTCCATGCAGCCGCTGTCGGCCTACAAGTACGGCATCCTTTTGCAGGTCGCCCGCGAGCTGATCGACGACACCGCCGTGGACCTGCTCGGGTACCTCGCGATGCAGGCCGGCCGCGCTCTGGGTAACGCGTTCGGCAACGACCTCGTGAACGGCTCCGGTACCTCGCAGCCCGCGGGTATCGTGTCAACCGCCACGACCGGCGTCACCGGTGCGACGACCGGTGTTTCCGGTGCCCCGTCGTACGCGAACCTGGTCGACCTTGAGTACAGCGTCATCGCGCCGTACCGCCAGTCCCGCAGCTGCTACTGGCTCGCGGCCGACAAGACCATCGGCGGGTTCCGCAAGATCACCGACACCACGGGCCGCCCCATCTGGGAGCCTTCCGCGGTGCTCGGCTCGCCCGACCTCCTGCTGGGCAAGCCGCTGGTCGCTGACCCGTTCATGCCCGCGCAGGGCCTGTCGGCGAAGGCCATCGCTTTCGGTGACTTCTCGCAGTACTTCGTGCGGCTGGTCGGCGGGGTCCGCTTCGAGCGTTCCGACGACTTCGCTTTCGGCACCGACCTCGTGACGTTCCGCGCGATCCTTCGCGGTGACGGAACGCTGGTCGACCGCACCGGGGCGATCAAGCTGTACGTCGGAGCTGCATCCTGACCCGTGAGCAACCGGCGGAAGCTGAAGCTAGCTGACCCGGCGACCGCAGAACGCTGCACGTCCTGCGGTCGCCGGATCGGCGCTCACGCTGACGCATTGCGGTTGCGCACGGGCCAGGTCATCTGCCCTCGCTGCCAGCAGACGGGGGATCTTCCCCGCCTGTCGTGCGGGCATTACGCGCTGCCTGGGACTTTCATCAGCTCGGACAGCGCAGACGGTTCCACCATGCAGTGCCCGCGCTGCTCACCTGTCGCTAGCAAGTTCGGCATGGCGCGGTTGGGCCTGCCGAGTCAGGGGCAGTAGCTCTGGCAGCACCGGCGGGCAAGCGGGCCCCGCCGGTGCTGCCAGTTACAAAGTAAGAGTAAGGAGCCAGACATGGCCGGTACTAACCAGCCGTCGCAGAAGCCATACACGGGCGGCCAGTCAGGTGCCTACTCGGGCACCCGTGGCAGCAACGACCCGACGACCGAGCCGGGCCAGTACCCCCCGGAGAGCAACGGCATCTTCGGCGGTCCTCTTCCCACCGGTACGGGTGCTCCCGGCACGCGTGGCGGTGGCGGCGATTCAAACGACCCGACCGTGGTCGCGGGGCAGCTCGTCGACGGGCTGACGGGTGTCCCCGACTCGGCTATCAGCAGCACGGGCGCACCGGGCACTGCCACGTCGCCGGGTACCGGTGGCGGTGGTTCCACGGTCACCTACACCCGGCCGGGTTCGCACCTGACCGGGACGTACGCGATGGAGTCGTCCAGCGAGACGCTGACGGGCCCGGGTGAGTCCACCGAGGCAAACAGCCAGGGTTACGGGACGGGCGGCCCGCAGCTCCCCGGCATCAAGGGCAACGAGCCGGTACCGGGCGGGAAGTTCCAGCCTGGCAGCGGCCGCGTGCTGCGCGGCGGAAGGTCGGTGCGGGGAT